CTCTTGCGAATGGCATTGTGGACTTACTACCACACAAAACGTGGAACGACGAACACCTTGTCATCACAGGAGGAGAACCTCTCTTAGGTTGGCAACGTAGCTATCCTGAATTGCTTGATCATATTAAAATGCAGGATCTTAAAGAGATTACATTTGAAACAAATGGTACTCAGAAACTATCTAAGGAATTCAAAGAATATTTAGAAAGCTGGACGACAAACCATCCAAATAGAGAAATTACGTTCAGTGTCAGTGCTAAACTGCCAGTGAGTGGAGAAAAATGGGAGGATGCTATACTTCCCGAAGTAGTATGTGACTATGAAAAGGTCGGATATACCTACTTGAAATTTGTCATAGCAAGTGAAGAGGACTTAACAGATGCTCAACAAGCAGTCAGACAATATCGAGATCATGGCTTTAAAGGTTCTGTGTATATTATGCCTGTTGGCGGCGTTGAGCGGGTGTACAGTCTTAATAATAGGAATGTGGCAGAAATGGCAATGCAAGAAGGATGGCGGTACAGTGATCGACTTCAAGTGCCATTATTTAAAAACGAATGGGGAACCTAATGCAAAAAAGCTTGTTGGAAATTTTTTTAAACGACTTGACCTTACATTGTGACAAGTATCTACCTTACTTTCCAGTGTATGAACAATATTTTAGTAGATATAGGAATACAGACTTGACCTTTGTTGAAGTGGGTGTACAGGGTGGGGGCAGTCTCCAAATGTGGCGTCAATACTTCGGCAACAAGGCACGAGTTATTGGTATGGACATTGATCCAGAAATCCTTAATCGTCGAGCTGAAAATGTGGAAATGTTTGTAGGTGATCAGGGTAATATGGACTTTTGGAATGACGTATTACCTAAAGTTGGTACTATTGATGTTTTCTTAGACGATGGCAGTCATCAAATGCAGCATCAGATTGATACTATGATCAAAGTATGGCCCCATATTAGATTAGGGGGTGTATATATGGTAGAGGATACACATACCAGTTATTACTTAGATTGGGGCAATGGACTATTGAACGGTCATACCTTTATGGAGTATAGTAAAAAATTAACTGACATTGTCAACTTAAATCACTGGCAAGGTATGATCACTCCAGAAACTGATTTTATCATGCGTACTTTTGGTGATATTGGCAGTGTGCAATACAATAACAGTATGGTCACATTTACCAAAGGTCAGCCTAAATGGATTAGGCCTAATCCATATCCAAACCCATTAGGATAATATGAAAGAAATATTAAAACGCATTTTTGGTATTGAAAAAATAGAACGTAGCATTGAGGAGAAACGTGCTGTTGCCCAGGCTGCCGAAGAAGAACGACAACGTGCAGAAAAAGCGGCTGAGGAGGCCAAGGCCAAAGAAGCAGAAGCTAAAATGAGTCCAAAGGAACGTGCCACGTTTCATAAACAGCCTTGGATTGGCGTTCTGGATACTCATGTTAATAAAGATAATATTCGTAATGGTTTCTTTGAGCTTGACTGGAATGAGTATTTCATAGTAGAATTAAAGCGTAATGGATATGGTTTAGATGGTGATCCAGAAGAAGAAACTGTGGACCGCTGGTTTCGTGACATTGTACGCAATATCTTAGCCGAAGAAGGGCAGGATGTTTCCAGAGGGGCAGGATTTATTAACGTAAACAAACTACAAAACGGCCGTGCCGAAGTAAAATGACCTATATTATAATTGATACTGCTAATACATTTTTCCGTAGCCGCCATGTTATCAATGGTTCGGCTGATATTAAACTGGGTATGGCATTTCATATCACATTAAACAGTATCAAAAAAGCTTGGACTGACTTCGATGGCAATCATTTGGTATTCTGTTTAGAAGGGCGTAGCTGGCGCAAAGACTACTATGAGCCTTATAAGCGTAATCGTGCAGAAGCTCGTGCGGCTGCAAGTGAACGTGAACAGGAAGAAGATCGCATCTTTTGGGAGGCGTTTGATACTTTTAAGGACTTTTTAATTGAAAAAACGAATGCCACGGTTCTTCAACATATCAATCTTGAAGCTGACGATCTTATTGCTGGCTTTATCCAAACTCATCCTAATGATGATCACGTCATCATAAGCACTGATAGCGACTTTTATCAATTAATTGCCCCTAATGTACGTCAGTATAATGGCATTTCGGAACAAACTATTACTCACGAAGGTATTTTTGATAAAAAAAACAAACGTGTAATTGATAAAAAGACCAATGCGGAAAAAGATATTCCAAATCCAGAATGGATCTTATTTGAAAAATGTATGCGTGGTGATCCCACCGACAATGTGTTTAGTGCTTTTCCTAAAGTTCGTAAAAATAAACTGGAAGAAGCATTTACTGATCGTAACAAAAAGGGGTTCGCTTGGAACAATATGATGTTACAGCGTTGGGTAGACCATAATGGTATAGAACATAAGGTGTTAGACTGCTACGAGCGCAATCGTAGACTAATTGACTTAAGCTATCAACCTGATGATATTAAAGAAATCATACGTAATACCATAAAAGAAAATAGTCATCCTAAAAACATTAGTCAAGTTGGCATACGTTTAATGAAATTTTGTAATCTATATGACTTGAAAAAAATCACTGACAATATTCAACAATACAGTGAAGCTTTTCAAGCAAATTATCCTGAAACAGTGGAGGCTTAATGGATATTCATGCAAAACCAATAGTAGATGGTGTACTTTGGATTGTGGAACAAGGTGGTGTCAGAGTAGGCACACTTCATAAAAAAGAAAATAACCACTATATGTTTAGCACTAAACAAGGTGAAATGTTTTTTAGCCGGCGAAGTGATCTAGTAAAACAATTTGGTAAAGAATTTTTCTTAAAAGAAACAGATAAAAATATTTCAAAGTTAGAAGATTTTGAATGTCACGGTTATCCAACTAAATGGAAACCACATAAAAGCATGTATAATATTAGAAAAAAACTACCTTTGTTTACAAAAAGTAATCAAAGTAAGAGCTTATTTTGTGCTGGACACTATATAATCAAATTTCCCAAAAATTGGGTGCGTAGTTTCTGTCCTAAGCTAATTACTGTAGAACGATATTCCTATTATGGTCCTTTTAAATCTGAGGAAGAAGCCAAGGAAGCACTAAGTCATGCAAAATAATATAAACACTTATCCTGTTCAACAATTTATTGAACAGGTTAAGATTGCAGATATGACACAACAAAGAGAAATCAAATTAGATATTAAAACTGCTAAAACTTTAGCATTTACTCTAGGTGAAATGGCTGCAAAGTTAAATCAAGACTATGAAGCCTTTATATCTAAATTCTCAGATAGTTCTAATCAAAACATTGAAGTAAGAATGGAGGGTGGTAAATTTAGGTAATTTTGCATAAATATACACATAATTGGATGTGTATATGTCAAGACCAAAACCCAAAGTTTTATTGGAACATAACAGTAAAAAAAACTTTAAAACTGATCAAATACTTGAAGCAGAGGCTATTTGGGCGGTTTTCTACAAAGGTAAGCCATTCAATTTAAAAAGTTTTAGCAGCATGATGAGCTACCCAGGACCAAAATATAAAAAAACTGCCTTTAGTAATCCTGGGCATGCCGTTAATCTTGCCAAAAAATTGAACATGCAATTTGGTTGTAGAGACTTCTCAGTAGTGATTTTGACTTCTGGTCAACCACTCAAAAATGAATAGTCTTACCTATACCAAAATATTCCTACAAACTAAAGAAAAAAGTTTAGATGAAGTCACCATAAGGTTTCATCATAAAAAATGGTTTAAAAATACTCGAACCAAGGCCGTTGGTGGTCTAAGATTAACTCCAGAAGGGTATATGTTTTTGGTTGAAGAATTGGATTTGAAAGCTTACGAAATTCCATTCGCTGCCGAAATCGATCTCAATCCACAATTAATTGTATTTTTTGACCAGTTTTTGGACTGTCCATACTACTTGACTGCACATAGTCTTACAGTATTTTCGGAAAAAAAAGCCTTTGAGCTACACTTTTTTGCCGACGATATTCGTAAGTATGGACTAATGAAAGCGCTCAAAAAGCAACAAAAGGCGGAAGATTTGCTTGACTAAAGAGTGGATCTATGTAATAATACGAACATAGCAACACTACTTCAACTTTAATAAGGAAGCAAAAATGTCCGAGATCGTTAGTCGTACCGTAGGCCCCCGTTCAGCTAAAAAAGGCATCCTCAAAGGCTTTTCAAAGCGTCGTCCACTTTTCCTGTGGGGACCCCCAGGTATTGGCAAATCAGACG